TCTGCTACAAACACGACGGGTGACATAGCCATTGAAGCACTCCGCAAGCAGAGGAACCCACGCTCCTTCACAACCATTATTTCTACGGAGGGTGAGACCTTTGACAGTTTGGCGTATAAATATTTCAAGGACTCAGAGCAGTACTGGGAGATCGCTGATTTAAACCCCCATGTTCCGTTCCCCGACCGCATCCCCGCCGGAACTCCGATCCGTATACCTGAACGATGATCTTTAAGACGAACGAGCCCAGTTCACCCAGTACCGAGGTGGTGATTGACGGAGTTGACATTTACAAAAACTCCATCGTTCGCGTTCGTCTTGAGTTAGAGGTTAATCACCATGACATGGCAGTTGTAACGCTGGCTGGTGTCCCGGGGGCGTTGGTTACGGATTACCTAGATCGTGGTATCCGTATCAAGTGTTATCAGGGAGATAGCGGTCATTCATTTTATGGATACATTGTCAGCGTTGAGCCTGAGTACACGACCACGGGCGGTGTCGTTGCTGGATACACAATTCAAAAACTGAATCTTGTGTGCCTCGGAGCATCCCGCGCCATGTCTAACAAGAGTAACGCCATCTGGCAATCCACGACGTTGGAACAAATAGTTAAAGATATTGCAACAAAATACAAATTTACCTTCTCTGTTCCTACAACAAACATCACTTTGCCTCGCCTAACACAATCTAGTGAAACAGACTGGGCGTTATTGACCAAGGTCTGCGAACTCCATGGTCTGCATTTCAGCGTTCACGGTACGCACATCCATGTCTGGGACCCCACCAAATCCATCTCACGCCAAATCTCTTATCACGAGATGCTCAATTTGCACGAGCGTGGAGGAGCAGACATGAACTTTCCCGGGTCAATCCTAGAACTGCATGGCGAGTTCGGTGACCCATTTAAAAAGGCAAACCTAAAGTCTCTTTTTTCATTGAACGAGACTGGAGACTTTTACTCCGATACATATCAGCGCCCCGAATCTGAGTTTGGTAAGCGCTACGGAGGGTTGGGAACAGATGTTCTGAACCAGAGTGCTACCACGCTTGAGTTGGCAGAAGCCATTGTCCGAGGTAAGAGTCGGGCACGAGATGTGTTTATGCTCAACCTCAGCACAATTGGGATCGCAGGAGTTATCCCCGGTGGGGTGGTCCGTGTGGGTAATTTTAGTTCTAAGTTTGATGGTCTTTGGTATGTCCAGAGTGTTTGTCAGACGATCACGCATGACCGAATGCTGACAGAGGCGCGGTTAATAAGTGATGCGCTAAAGGACTATAGTAAAACTGTTTATCCAGTTTCTACCTACACCGAACCCCCGAACCCGGTGTTGTTGGATGGCGTCTGGCAATCCACCTATTCCATGGAGGAAATGTACGCATTATGATCGCTCTAAAAATGCCCTTCAATTATGTGAGCGGAAGCACTTCGGACACATACGATTATTTTAAGATAATAGAACAAAAGATAATCAACTTTATGGTAACCAACTACGGTGAGCGAGTTATGCGCCCCAACTACGGCGGTAACTCCTACAACATGTTGTTTGAGCCCGTCAGTGATCTGGTCTGGGCTGACTATAGAACCACGGTGTTGTCTGAAATTACGAATTACATATCCGGTGTATCAATCGTAGACATTAAGATAAAGACTGATTCAATGCCAGAAATTGAGGATGCATGGGCATCAGTGCAGGTGACTGTCCAGTACAAGTTACCCAGCGGTAACGCCGTTAGGACACTTGATGTTACACTTACAGATAACGGTTAGGACTGAGGTTTTTAATGGCTACTTTTGATTACACGAACCGGGATTACTCCACCATTCGAGAGTCCCTCTTGGAACGCGCTGGTCGTTCAATCCCTGATTGGACCGACCGTGATCCCTCTGACTTCACCATGGCCTTGGTTGATTTGTGGGCGTATGCGGCGGATATTATGCATTACTACATTGACCGAGCCGCCACCGAGGCGTTTTTGCCGACGGCAACCCAACCGTCTACGGTGTTGGCTTTCGCCAATCTTTATGGTTATACCCCTAACCCTGTTAACGCGGCTACGGCTTATGTGACTTTGGAAAATGTGGGGAGTGCGTCCGTTGCTATCCCGTCCGGCACGAAGTTCACGGCTAAGTCCCCGAAGTACGGAACTGTCCAGTTCTACAGCGTAAGCGCTGTGACGGCGGCATCTTCATCTACAGTAACCGTCTCACTGCGTCAGGGTACGCAAGTAGAAAACCCGACTACGTTGATAAACGAGTCTGGGGCAACTACGAGTGATGGCACCCCGGGACAGCGCTTCTACTTATACGGCACGAAGATTGATGTGTCCTCAATACGAGTCTATGTTGGTGAAGGTGTGGCTGGTGCCCCTGTGGAATGGTTGGTAACCCCGCAATTGACGTTTGCGACTTCCAGTGAATCTGCTTTTGCGGTTACTTATGACGGCGCTGGTCGTACTCAAGTGGTCTTTGGCGACGGCTTGAACGGACGTATTCCTCCAGTTGGTACAACAATCACTGCTACATTTGCAACCTGTGATGGCGTCTCAGGAAATGTTGAACCAAACACAATCAAGAGTATCAACTCTTCGTTATTCCCAACTTTGACAAACATCAAAAATAATGCCGCGGCCACTGGTGGGCGTGACAATGAATCTCCAGAATCTATTAAAAATGCCTTGCCGAGCATGATGCGTGTGCGAGATTCGGGAGTCACGCTGTCGGACTTTGTGGATTTGGCCCGCGGTGTTCCATCCGTAGCAAAAGCCACGGCAGTGTATACAGGTGCGTCCACCGCTGGTGCCTCAGTTACGGTGTATGCACTTGAAGATCAAACGGATTACACTACGACTTCAGCATCATCTATCTCTGTGTCCTCGGCACTCAGAAATGCGGTTCAACTTGAACTGTTGTCTAAGGCAATGCTTGGCATCCGCACAGTGACAGTACCAGCAACTGTTTCATTGACACAGATTTATGTAAACGTGACTTTGTATGTAAAAAGCAACTATATTCAAGAGTCAGTTAAAACAGGCGTCAATTCTGCGATACTTAACTTGTTTGAATTCACTAACGTCTCGTTTAATCAAACAATGACCATTGGAGACATTTATCGCGCCATCCTCGCTGTTGAGGGCGTGGATTACGCGGTTGTGACTGGTTTTAACACAGTCAGTGCTACGAGCAACACGATCACCAGTACTGGCGGGTTGTCCGGAACAATACCTTCAGGAGCAACAAGCCTGTTCAAGATTGGTTGGGACACAGCAAATGATAAACCAGCCATTACTATAACTGCAATCAATGGGGTGGCCGCACCGTAATGGCATACGAATCATTTACCCTCAAAAAAACTACAGCCAACGTCGCCTATGGGTCGTTTCTTCAACAACCCCCCTCGGCTTTCAGCACTGCCGGAATTGACGATAGTTCGCCGTTACAGGGTTACGGATACACGACTCCACCAAATGAGGCTGGCCGAGGTTTCTTTGAAGTTATTCCTACGGACTACAACACTGTTAAGTTATCGTGGGGCTTAAGTATTGCTCTTGCAACATCGCTAACTGGACAACCACAACCGTCGGAAGTGAAGATCGTGTATTCCTCGTTTGGCCAACCCCAGACGGTTGCGGAGGGCGATACTGTTCTTATTACTGAGCAAAATGATGTGTCTTTGTACTACCACGAAGGTGTTCCATCCGGAAAATGGGCGTACTACAGCATGTTCATTAAATACGCTTCCGTGTCTAGTCGTGACTGGTATGAAAAGGTTGCATCTACAGAAGTCTTAGTTCCGCTGAACTATGGGTCCCGCAATCTTCTCTACAGTCGTATTCCGATGCATTACAGATTTGATGACGAAACACTTGGCCTGCTGAATTACACGACTGGCTTGGAAGGCAACTTGCCTGATGATCTGAAGGATAAGGGCCCGTTGTATCGCATGCTAGATGTCGTTGGTTGGGATATGGATTATTTGCGTACCACCACGCATTATTTAATGGAAAAGAATGACCCCCACATTGCGAACACAGAAGCACTTAACCAACTGGCGGCCCAACTAGGAATCCCGATCAACGCAACAGAAATTGGTGGGGCTCGCGCCCGTAACCTGTTGTCTCTCTATAAATACCAGCCAACAATTAAAGGCCGTGTTCGTGGAGTTGAAGAATTCATTACGGCCATTACTGGTTGTGACACTGAGATTGTGCCCACAAATAGCAACTATTTAGCAAGTGGCTATTTGGCTGGTAACTCTGCCACCCCTGTCAATAGCCCAGACACCACTAACCCTTCGGGTGAAAAATGGAAACTTGAACGTCCCTCTAGTCAAGCGATATCCATTAGTACCGTGACTGCTCCAACTTTAACATCTGGTTGGAATAGTACTGATCTTCAGACGTTTCCTGCAGTGCAGTTGACGGCGTCATCGGTCTCAGGCGCCTCGGTTTCTACGATTAACATTGCATGTTTGAAAGCAGATTTACCTAATTGTAGTAATGCGTCATCGATTCTTGTAGAGTATTCTGCACGGTCAACGGCGGTAGGACAAGGTGCATCAGTCATTGGATTTTTGGTATCCGACACTACTCAATCGGCTAGCGCCGTTAGTTACTATAACTCTGCCTCGGTAGTAGGACCAGCCGGATTTGTAAACAGCACTCGGCACCCAAATAGTACAGCAGATTTATCTCCGAAGATGGATGTTGAAGTAAATATGGGTATTGTTGGCAATGGAACACTTACTTCAACAACAAAGTATTTCCATATGTTTATTGCTTATGACACTATGAAGCCGGTTAGTCTGCGTCTTCGTGTACACAAGATAGCCGCTATGGATAAGTATCCGTATGACATTAAGGTTTACTCAAACCGTGTAAATCTCTTTCGTGACCCCCGGTTTGCTGGTGGTATTGTCACCACAGCCGCTTCTGTGGATACCGCATCTTTTTGGCGGGCATCCGGCTCGTTGTTAACGACACCGTCAACAGAGTTGGTGACATACGCCGAAGAGTCGGGCGTTGTGGGTTATGACGTATCCGTTTCTGCAAACATTAAACGCTATAACACCGTGGGCACTTCTTCGTCAGCATCTGCGGTTGCCGTGCAACTGACAGACCTTGTTCGCCAATCTGGTGTTTACAAACATGTACCCATCAGGCGTGGTATTGACTACTATTTTTCAATAGATGATGTAAATGACCGAATTACATCCGTGGAACTGTACAACAATGAGATTGGTATCTCAATGGTTAGTTCTTCGTCTCCCGTCCGCACACAGTCGGCTCTTCGTGGTACTAGGAAATGGTGGAAACTCACAGTTCCCGAAGTTAGTAATTATGAGTGGCTGGATGACATTAAAAACTGTTCTATCATCATCCGTGCCTCAATCAATTCCACAACCCCATTGACAGTCGCTGATGCTGTTTTTGAGCCCAAGGTTATCGGGGACTTCTTTGACGGAAACAGTGTCAACGGTGGTTGGTTGGCTGGGGGCTCGGGTGGTAGTTACGGAACCCACGACTATCGCTGGGGTGCGGCTGGGCCGAATGCCGACTTCTCGTACTACTCCCCGGACTACATGCGCTCACGACGACTGGTGGAGAACAACATCGCATACGCTGTGCCGACTACCGAGCAGGCATACATTGCCGCAAGCAATTACGCCAAACTGCTGTTCAATAGCATCCCGGGTGTATAGTACATGCCGTGACGGTTCTCATCGGTGGGCTAGCGGTATACAAAGCCCTGCATGTTCTAACGACACTCATACCAAAAGAACTAGGGGCATGGGTCCTCGTTCTCCTCGGAGTCATACTAGGTGTCGGCGCGTCATGGTGGTTGTCCGAAAACAATGTATTGCTTTCCGGATTGGCGATGAGTACAATCGCTGGTGCCACCCACTCGGTGCTGAGGCTGGTCACTCTTACGGGCGACCTCTCTCTGCGCCGGTCGCTCAAATAGGAGAACAACATGCCCAAGGCACAACGAGGCGTTATCGGCATCATCGGCAATGGCCGAGCCACCGCCAACATCATTGAAGACAGCCTGAACGAACTGGTCGGTGATAACGACTTCGTGCTTCCGTGGTACGGGGGCAAGCCCAGTGACAGCATGGATCGTGTGTACACGGCGATCATTGACTTTGAACACACCTACCACATCGTGGGAAATGGTGTCCCGAAGTCCTTGGTCAAGGATGCTGTGGAGCACCACCAAGCCGACGACGCATTGGATGCCACGGTGCGGGCAACGAGTGATCTCGGTGGAGACACCATTCTCGTGTTGTGGGATGACGAGCCGAGCACTGAGGTTGCGATCCTGAAGGCCCACGCCAACGGAATGCGTTTGTTGGATTTGACGAACGCCCTCGCACCGATTGATGTGGTTGACCCGGAAATCACACAACCTCAGATTGAGGAGCGGGAAACGGAGTCTGAGATTGACAAGTTTTCCGAAGATGAATTGCGCTCACAACCGATTGCGGCACTTCGCCGTCAGGCAAAACTGTTGGGGTGGGAGCACGATAAGTCTGCCTCTAAAGAGGACTTGGTCAAACTGTTGATGGGTGGGTTGCGGGAAATCAACCTTGTATTAGAGGACCCGCAGGAAGTTGCTGAGGACTTCCCCACACCCAAAACAGGATGCCTTACCTTGTCGTGGAACGACAAAGTGGAAACCATTACGGTCAGCGCCGAAACGGTTGGAGCAGTTCAGGAAGTGTTCAACGGTCTGAAGAAACTTCTTCAGGGTTAATTACCGCTTCACTTCTTCTTGGCGGGGGTCTTCTTGGCAGGAGCCTTCTTGCCCTTTGCCGGTCCCTTGCCGTAGCCGGGGTCCTTCTTGTTGCTCAATCCGCAACCACATTCCTTACACATGCTTACTTACCTTTCTTCTTGGATACATTCATGTTATCAACAAGATTTGGATAGGGGCGACCTGCTTTTTTAGCAGATGCCTTTGCTTTTGCTTTTTCTTCAGGGGTTAACTTTTTATCAGACTTAGTGGGGTCTTTAGTTTCCCATACTTTCTTTTTAGAAGCCATGATTACTTCTTTCCTCTATTCCGTGCACGATTTTTAGATGGTTCCTCCGCCACGATGCGACCATCTTTGGTATGGGACATATCCTTACCGCCTTTTCCCATAACCCCACGCTTACGGCGTTCCTCAGCAAGTTCACGACGCTTCTCCTTCTCTTCGGGCTTAGCGTTGTAATCCTTGTTGTAGGCATCCTTTTTCTCACGAGACTCCGGGTGATCCCGGTAGTACTGCGTGGTCTTCTTGGGGTTACTGGTCTTTCGGGGAGCCATTACCACTTCACCTTGTCAGCCCAGTAAGCGGCTGACATCTTGCCCTTGGCAATGTTCTTGGCATGACGAGCCTTAAATGACGCACGCTTATCCTTCATGCGCTCTGACTCACCTTCCTTCGGCTTACCCGCCGTCTCCGCACCCTGCTCACCAAAGCGAATGGTCTTCACCTTGTCACCCACTTTGGCGACAACGATGTGCGACTTAGTCGGATGGTCCGGGGTTGCCTTGGGCTTGTTGTACCCAGAGACACCTGCACGGGCCAGTCGGGGGTCTTTCTTACTCTCAGCCATAACGGTTACCTCACTTAGTCGATGCCCGGAGTTGCCATGACCACTTCATGTGCATGTCAATTCGCTCGGCAATAAAATTAAGAATACCTTGCTGATTTTCTTTTTCAGCATCCTTAAATGTAACATACAATTGTTTGATGAGAGCCTCATTTGCCGTAAGCAATGCCCCAGCCATGGCCTTGGGGGTGGGGGACACATCTTTAAAAGTGATGGTCCGCATCTCAATAAACTTCTGTAGATTGAACGGAGCGTACTCGTCCAACTTCCGCAGATTCTCCGCAATGGGGTCAATAGACCCATAGGCATCTTCATAAATGTCTGAGAAAAGACCATGGTATTGGCTGAAGTCTTCGCCTTCCACATTCCAATGGAAGCCATGGGCCATGAAATAGAAAGTCACGACATCTGAGAGAAGAGCCTTGAGCGACTTGGTGAGTCCGGTGCTGGATGCCATGTGGTCTCCTTAAAAACAGGGCTGGGGCGCTTCAGTAACTCTACACCAAAGCGCCCCAGCCTGTTAACCACCACCGGTCACCACCGGTTACCGAGGAGAACCACCAACTCGGTAGCCGAAGACTAGCCTCAACAATCGGTGTATGCAACACTTTGCGGTCGGTTTGTGTGTATAGTCTCCGCCACACCAAGGAGCCACCGTTGACCAACAAGATTCAGGGGCCGTTTGCCCCAATGCCAATATGGGCATTTGACCTGATTAGCAAGCGTGGAACGCCCACGCACACGCACATCTTGATGACCGTCATGCGCCTGACACCCCTGTCCGGGCCCAAGCCCATGACCGTTGCCGTCCTCGCCCAATCTTCGGGGATGTCCCCCGAGACTGTTAAGCGCTCTCTCCGATGGCTGGAGTCAGCCGGAATCATCTCGTCTGAACGCCTGTCGGGGAACCGTGGGAAGCACATCGTGGTGCGCTTCAAGCCACCCAAAAGGGGGGTCACCCATGACCCCACCCTACCCCAAGGGGGGGTCACCCATGACCTATCAGGGGGGTCACTGGTGACCCCACCCCGAGCCTCTGAGCAGGGCGAATTCCATAGTAGAGATAGTATTAGAGACATAGTACAAAGGGAAATGTCTAAAGACATTTCCCTTTGTGGGCTTCGCCCATTTTACGAAGGAGAAGAATCCATGCCGATTTTTGGCGCCGATCCCGACGACACCCGTGAATGGGATGAGACCCCCGCTTTGGAGAAACTCGCTCACGACACGAGTGATGTGCTCCAGCACTTCAATTTCGTGGCCCGTCAGGTCGGAGGGACCCCCGTGGAAGTGAAAGACCGCCCCGCCTTTCGGGTACAGATCAAGCGTCTTCTGAAAAACGGAGTGACCCCCGCCGACCTCCAGCGGATGATTGAGAAGTTCTTCACTTTCTCCCGCCATGTGGAATCCCCAACCTCGTGGAAATCCTTCTGCGCCAACAGCGTCCAAGCATCCCTGCTGTCCGAAGCCACGGAAATCATCGCCGTCAGCCCGATTCTCGGATGGATTGCGGATGAGTTTGAGCACACCGATGTCCTCCCGTGGGATGAAGAGATCAACACCCGTATTCGGAAACTGATTTGGCGCCGAGCGATGGACTTGGCGTACACCTACCCCGAACTGCTCGCTGACATCGTCGCCACCCCGGTCTACGACGCCACGCAACACCCCGACGGTACGGAGTTGTTGTCCACGCTTCTGTTCTCAGCCAGCACGCTCCTGAGCGAACCCGGTGAAGCCTCAGCGGTGGCTTGCCTCACAGAACATGGCGTGAATGTCCCGGATGACTTGATGGGGCATGCTACTCTCCGCAAACCCGCCGCCTCGCTTCGCCAAGCCGTAGCGACTTACCAACAATTCCGGAGAACCCAATGACCGTAGGAGCACCGCCCACCGAATGGAAATCGGCACGCTGGTGGCAGAACCGTTCTCTTGAAGAGCGCTTGACATGGGCGCATCTTCCACCGCGATGGCATGGGGCAACGTACACAGCAGACAGGTTGTCGCCTACGAACGCTTATGCGATTGGGGAGTTTCTCAACGCCGAATCCAAAAGCAACGGACTGTTTCTTCACGGGCCGAGCGGTTGCGGTAAAACACCCACCGCTGTCGGACTTCTTCGCTACATTCTCACTTCTCACAAAGTGTCCGGCAGGTTCATCACTGCTGAGCGCTACGTTGAGATGCTCAAGGATCAGTTTGACAACGACAACGAGTTGCCCGAGATGTACTCCATGCCCCACATCGTCAAGTACCTCAAGGGTGTGTTTGACATCGTCGTGTTGGATGCTGTGGGGCAAGAACGGGCTACTGAGTTTTCGTATCACGAAATCGGAAGCCTGTTGCGTCGTCGCAACGAGGATTGCCGTACCACCATTGTGACAACGCACTTGTCACCCACCGAGTTCATTCGTCGGTACGGAGATCGTGTGGCATCGGTTCTTGAAGACATGACTATCGTTCGGGTGGCGTGATGGAAGGAAACGATCTCGCCGCATTTGCACCGCTACAGCAAGCCGTCATTTTTGAAGGCGTACTCGCCAATCCTCCCGAGGGCTTGAAGTCGTGGCGTACACGCATCGCCCAACGCACGGGAGATTGGAAGACCGTTATCAACGCAATGACTCCGAGTGAATTGCCGTTGAAGTCACTCGCAGACTCCGTCAATCGTCGTGGTATCGGAACCATCGTGTATACGTTCATGCCACCCGAGGCTGTTGACGCCATTGAACACTGGTTGATTCGTAAGGGCATCTCCACGCCGGTTGAGTCGTACACCGACATTGAGGCGCTCGCAGACGACTTGCGCTACAACAGAAGCGTTCGTGTCATCTATGTTCCAACGCAAGAAGAGCAAGCGATTCTCGGTATCCGTGCTACAGTGCTCGGCTCTGAAAGGGCATGGTAGGCATGGCGTCACCGGAACATTTGCTGATCTCTAAAGTCATACAGACCGCTGACATCGCCACCCCAGTCAAGTCAGGGCTCAAGGCTGAGCACCTCACTGGCGCATGGTCGGAAGTGTGGATGTGGCTCACCGAGTTCTACCGCACACACGGTTCAGTACCCACGCCCCGAGTGTTCAAGACACAGTACGCCGACATCCAGTTATACGACGCTGAGGCTGAACCGTTCTCTCGCTTGATTGACGAAATCTTTCAGGCGCACACACAGCATCGCCTCGTTGAAGTCATCTCCGAGGTCATGCCACTCATCAACGAGGGCAAGACGAAAGACGCTCTTGAACACCTGTCATCGGGTGTGCAAACTGCTTCCGTTGAAGTGTCCCGTATGCGGGACATTGACATCATTCAAAACTGGGAGAACCGTGTCGCTCGTTACGAAGAGATGCGAAACACCCCAAACGCTCTTCGTGGTATTCCCACAGGTTTCTACGGGCTTGACCGCATCACCTCCGGGTTGCGCCCCCAGCAATACATCGTGTTCGTCGGTGAGCCCAAGCGTGGTAAGTCGCTCTTCGCACTTATCATCGCCAACTCTTGCCACATCCATGGCAAGACCCCGATGTTCGTTTCGTTTGAGATGAGTATTGAAGAGCAAGAGGCTCGTTATGACGCCATCATCTCTAAGACTCCGTACAACAAGATTCTCCGTGGCGATCTCACGAAGCCGGAGATGGACCGCATCGCCAAAGCCTTGCGAGCCCGCAAGAACATGCAACCGTTCATCTTCAGTGAGGACACCTCGTCACTCACAACGATCTCTGCACTTATGGGCAAGGCAAAGGAATACCAGCCCGACCTCCTCGTCGTGGACGGCGTGTATCTCATGGATGATGAAGAGGGGGAGCCAAAGGGTTCTCCGCAAGCGCTGACCAACATCACCCGTGGTCTCAAGCGCATGGCACAGAAGTTGGACATCCCCATCGTCTCCACGACGCAGGCTCTCTCATGGAAGTTGAACAACAAGAAGACCCGTGCCATTACTGCCGATGCCATCGGCTACTCGTCATCGTTTGTTCAGGACGCCGACCTCGTTCTCGGTGTTGAGCGCAATCCCGACTTGGATGACCAAGCCATCATCCGTGTTGTTGCGGCCCGTACTGCACCAACCGGCGAAGTACACATCAAATGGGACTGGGACCACATGGACTTTTCGGAGGTGACTGCTGATGGCTACGGTGTCGGAGACGCATTTGACTGATCTTGCCTCAGTTCTCAAGAGCATCGGCGTAGACGTTCGCCGTGCTGACGGAAGAGAAATATCAGGGCGATGCCCTGTCCATCGCCGTGTCACGGGTCGTGAAGATGGCTCGCCCTCATGGAGCATGAACGCCCAAACCGGGCTTTGGATTTGCTTCTCCTGTGGCGCACGAGGAACGCTCAGCATGTTGGTTTCGGAACTAACGGGTGAGCCGGACGCCATCATGGCAGTTCATCATTTCTTGATTGACCGCAACTTGGAACGGCTCACACTCGGAGCCGAGGCACCGGCAAAGAAGCCTGAGATTGACTGGGTGTCCTTTTCAAAGTTCGTCATGCCTCCGGAGTCTGCGATGGACAAGCGTGGGCTTGACGCTGAGCAAGTACTCATGCATGGGGTTCGCTGGGACACCATGAACAAGGCGTGGATCATTCCTATCGTCAACCATTTTGGCGACTTACAGGGCTGGCAGACAAAGGCTTACGGGTGGGTGCGTAACTTTCCCGTTGGAGTAAAGAAGTCGGACAGCCTGTTTGGGATTGAGCGCTTTCTCGGTGGCACCGCTGTGTTGGTGGAGTCACCCCTAGATGTCGTCCGCTTCGCCAGCGTCTTTGAGAAGCCCCAAGCCTTAGCGACCTTTGGAGCCGCCGTTTCGGATAAGCAACTTTCCCTGCTGTCCACGGTGGCAGACCGTGTTGTTATCGCTATGGATAACGACGAGGCGGGTATCCGCTCCAGCAAATCTTTGTTCAACCGTTTGCCCCATTTTCGGAAAGGCACGCTATGGTGGAACTACTCCGGCACCTCAGCAAAGGACATCGGAGACATGACCGCTCACGAGATGGCTGAAGGACTATCGTCAGCGTCCCGAGTCCTTCCATGGAACTTGTAATACCAACTACCAAAGGAGACCCAATGCCCAAGATCATTCGCCAAAGCCCTGAGCCCACCGACGAGGTGTATCTGTCTCGTCTTGTGGAGGAGTACATCAAAGCCAAGGAGTTCAGTGACTCCGCAGTGAAGCGCACTGAAGAGATGAAGAAGGAACTGTCCAACATCGTGGACATTGATGGTTACACCGACCATGTCGGACACAAGTGGATTGAGACTCCGTCCGGCGTGCAACTCAAGCGTGAGCGCCGAGTGTCTATTAACTTGGATCACTCCGCGGCTCAAGATTGGGCTCAGGCCAAAGACTTGTGGGAAGAGATTTCCATCCCCGTGCGTATGTTGGACGAAGACGCCCTCGCAACTCTTGCCCTTGATCGCCCCGAACTTCAGAGCGAGATTCAAAGTCTGTACAAGGAGAAAGAAACTTGGGCATTTAAGGTAATAGAGCCCAAAAACTAATAACTGCTATCCTTATAGGAGATAAGGAGGTAGTCAGCCATGCCTAAAAACGAAGAACGCACACCTCCGGGGAGATGGGAATGTCCAAAATGCGGAACTTTAGTGGAGACGATGGTTCAGACGATTGGTCCTCCAACCTGTTCCCGCCACACTGGTGGAGCAGTCAAGATGACCCCCACAACCAAGCCGTTTCCCAAGCCAAAGGAGCACCAGAGTTAGTCCTCACAATTGACACTATTGTCAATTTGTTGCGTGTCATCTCCGTCTGCCCCCCGAGTAACCTTGCATCGGCATTGCTTTCAGGTGAAAACGCTGTTACTCTGGAAGAACGAGTTCGTCTCCTCGTTTGGTGCGAGAATCTTTCAAAAAACTTGTCTAATCAATAGAGGAATTATGTCTGACCGACAAATCGTATACAACAGCCTTACGCACACCATCTTGGAACTCAGCAAGTTCTACCGCAGAGCGATCACGGTAACTGACTTGCAGTCTTTCAATCCAGCGATGTTCAACCGCATCACAAAGATTGAGAGAAGCGTTTCTCTTCTGCTCTCTCGCAACTTGGTTAGCGGTGACACTTCATCGTGGGCAATCACCCCCGCCGGAGTACACACGTTGTACGCCATGGCACGCTCCGGGGGACACACCTCCTGAGATGGCTCCTGACCCGCTTGACTTGTTGGGCGACCTGCCTGATTGGCCCGGTTCCCGCCCACCAAAGAACCGCACGAAGTCAACGCCCGTAGCGCTTGACACAACCAATGGTGCTCGGTCTAAGATGTACCGCATCAACGGTGCGGACATTGAGATGTTCTCCATCGGTGAAGCCGCCCGAGCACTCGGACGCACCGCCAGCACATTACGGATGTGGGAGAACCAAGGGTGGATACCACGAGCCACATACAGATCGCCAGCGCCTCGGAAGAGTCAACTTCCGGGAAAAGTTCCGAAAGGGAGGCGTCTTTACAGCCGAGCACAGGTAGAGTTCCTGAAAGACTGTATCGTGCGCTTCAACTTGGACGACAAAAACTCCAAGCACTGGGAACAGTTCAAGACCTACGCCATAACACATTGGCCAAAATAGACTCCGAGCACCTCGGTGCTCACGAGTAACACACAACACAAACACACACGAGAAAGACACACATCATGCCCAGATACGACGACGACGACGACGACTTT